ATAAACAGCTTTCGGATTGTAGCCGTAAAACAACCTAATCGCCCGATGCGTATGCTATTCCACACAAATGACAGGAGGGCGCATCGCTTTTAAAGAGATTGCCAACTTTTTTCAATTTTGTGGACAGCCCTCCGTTACTCGTTTTATTCCAGAACCAGGAGATTGATGCCGATAGAGTTCATCTCGCTTGATTACATTCGTATGGGGCGTTGTGTGTATCTAGCAATATATGGTTAAATCAAATCGTGTACATATTGCTCACAATAAGAGTGAATTTCAATTTTCATAAGGACACAATTTTCTTGTATTCATTGTTATATAAACATTAAAATTTCGAGACTTCTGTCTCTCACTCTTTTTCTCTTCTATTTTCATTCATTTATATAGGTGATTTATGAGGGCAGCTTCGGGGCACTGGGGCTGCTTTCTTTTTATATATAGAGACACACTGTCTCGACAGATATATTATATATATCTAATGTACGTGCGTGTGTGTACATTTATATTACAATAAGGATGTCATATAATGGAAATCTACATATTCTGTTTAAACTGATTGTTTAAATCTACTAATGTTACAAAGCCGAAGAGCTGCCTAGTGATGGGTGGCTCTTTTTTTGTATGGACGAACATAGTGAATACATAACTCCCTCAATGTCAGGAGCTTAGAAAACACCTCTTGTGGAGAGAGAACTCCCAGTGAGGTTCTGCTCATTTTTCTTCAAACTGAACCCCCTCCCCGATAATGTTCACTGTCGTTCACTGAACGGCAAGCCTAATGTTCACGATGATATACTCTGCACTTACTATATGAGTACAATAAAATAATTTCTAACTAATTTATTACACTTATGGCACATAGAGGTAGACCTAAGACTAGGGGTAGTTACACTATTCCTGCTGGACTTCACAAGAGAGCCAGCGAATATATGGTATATGTTGTAGAACATCTTAACGAACAGGGTAGGCTTACTCCGTTAGACCACGCAGCGTTGGATATGTTGGCTTGGAACTATTCTAACTATCTACACTGTCAAGAGCAGATAAACGGAGAGTTCGCTGTCATTACCGATAAGCAAGGTTCTAAGAAGAATCCGCTGATACAGGTGATGGAAGCCGCTAACGACAGGTTCGTTCGTTTGTGTAAGGGATTCGGTCTTACAACGTTCGATAGAATGAAGATAGATAAGATTGGTGATAACGACGCTACTGATTCTCCGCTAGCTAGACTGTTGGCTGGAGCTGATGGAGATGAAATTGATGAGTAAACTCATTTGCGTTTAATAAATTAAACTAGACAAAATGAATAAACATACGGAAGCTATTCAGTATGCGGAAGATGTAGTGAATGGCAAGATTGTGGCTGGTAAATACATCAAGGCTGCTTGTAAAAGGTTTCTGGATGATTTATCGGACGATAGATATACTTTCAAGGCAAAGGAGGTGGATAGGTGTCTGATGTTCCTGAACACGCTTAAACATTATACAGGAAAGCATTCGGGCAAACCGTTCATACTCCTGCCTTTTCAAGTATGGATTACGGCTAACATAGTAGGTCTTTATATTAAAGGTACTGGTAGACGCAAATATACGCAAGCATACGTTCAACTCTCTAGAAAGCAAGGCAAGAGCTATTGGGCTGCTGCTTTAAGCTTATACTTCTTATTGATGGATAGAGAACCTGCTGCGGAAGTGTTGCTGGTGGCTAATAGTAGGCAACAAGCTAAAGACATCGACTTCGCTGCCGTGTCCGCTCTAATTAAACAGCTCGACCCTAAACAGAGTATGGTGAAAAGATTTAGGGATTATTTGCAGATAGACAGCACTCAATCTAGATTAAAGGTGTTAGCTGCCGAAGCTGGAAACAATGACGGATTCAACTGCTCCGTAGGGCTTATAGACGAGTATCACGAAGCTCCTAATACGGAGATGTTCGATGTGGTGGTGTCTAGTCAGGGTATGCGTGTGAAGCCTTTGATGTTGGTCATTACTACTGCTGGATTCGACCTATCTAAGCCTTGTTACAATATGCGTAACTATTGCGTTGATGTGTTATTGGATGTAAAAGACGATGAACATCAGTTCGCAGCCATATACGAGATAGACGAGGACGATGATTGGCAAGACGAATCTTGTTGGATAAAGAGTAGTCCTGCTTTAGGGCAAACCGTTTCCATAGATTACATTAGGGAGCAGGTTAAAAAGGCTATAAACAATCCTATAAACGAGGTGGGAGTTAAGACAAAGACATTGAACGTTTGGTGTCAGAGTATGGAAACTTGGCTACCAGATTCCCTTATAGCTAAGAGTATGCGACCAGTGGACTTTACGGAGTTCGACGGTCATCAATGCTGGGTGGGGATAGACTTGGCTGCCGTGTCCGACTTAACGGCTGCTAGCTTCTTATTCTTCGACCCAGATAAGGGTTACACTTTTAAGACTAAATATTATCTCCCCGAAACTGCTCTCAAAGAGAAACAAAACAAAGAACACTACAAATTGTGGCAGAGAACAGGTCAGCTCACCGTTACTAGCGGAAACGTTACGGATTACGACTATGTACTAAAAGATTTGATGGAGGTGGACAAAATAGCCACTATACAAGGGATATACTACGACAGCTGGAATAGTACGCAGTTTGCGATAAACGCTACGGAATTGGGATTGCCGATGATTCCTTTCAGTCAGAGTATAGGAAACTTCAATAGACCTACTAAGGAGTTCGAGAGATTGATGTTGCAAGGAAACGTTACGTTGGATAAGAACGAAGCCACGATGTTTTGTTTTAGGAACGTGTCGATAAAAACAGACCACAACGAAAATTCCAAGCCAGTCAAATACTCCGACGCTAATAAGATAGACGGTGTTATCGCTATCCTCACGGCTCTTGGTGGTTATTTGACCAATATTCATTACGATAATACAATACTAATAGCCTAATAAAAATGGGAATATTAACACGACTTTTTAAAGGAAACGACACTGATAAGCGTGGAATGTTATGGGCTGACGCAGTGCAGTTTGGCACTATCAATGGTGGCTACGCTGCGTCTAAGTCTATGACGCTTTCTGCGGTATATAGAAGTGTCGATGTTATCTCCGACAGTGTGGCTCAACTTCCCTTAGAGCCTTTTGCTGTTGATAATAGGGGATATAAGCGAAAGATGATTAACAAGCCCATCTACAAGATATTGAACAAGACCCCAGACGGTAATATGACTAGGGCGATGTTTATGAAGATGGTGGTGAGTTCTATGCTTCTCAAAGGAAACTCATACGCTTATGTGGATAGGTATAAGACTGGAGATATTAGAAAGATTGTATGGCTTCCAACTGATAGCGTAACAGTGAATATCTCTAAGAATGGTGGCATTTCATACGGATGTAACAGGGGATATGGTATTCCGACAGTGATTGATTCTAAGAATATGCTTCATTTTAGAAATTTCTCCTACGACGGAGTGATGGGCATTTCTACCATAGAACACGCTAAACATTCCATAGGACTTGCAGCCGATTCGGAAGCTCACGCACAAGGTTTCTTCAAGGGAGGTGCTAATCTGGCTGGTATCTTGAAGATTGCCGATAGGACTACTAAAGAGCAGAAGCAAGCCATAAAGGACGCTTGGCAGATGGCTTTCAATCCAGTTACTGGAAATCCTAACGGTATCGCTATCGTAGACGGTAATATGGACTATCAACCTATCACTGTTACTCCAGAGGACGCACAGCTTTTAGAGACTAGACAATTCAACGTTGTCGATATAGCACGCTTCTTCGGGGTTTCTCCAGTTAAGCTGTTCGACTTTTCTAAGTCAAGCTATTCTACTGTTGAAGCTACGCAGCTCGCCTTCTTGACCGACACGCTAGCTCCTTTGTTGGAAAAGATTGAGCAGGAATTGGAGTTGAAGCTGTTCCCTAACGATAACATTGATGTTAGGTTCGATACTGCCAGACTTCTTAAAGGAGATAAAACGGCTATGGCTAGCTATTACAGTCAGCTTGTCAATCTGGGAGCTTACACTATCAACGATGTGCGTAGAGAACTAGACCTTACCAGCGTAGAGGGTGGAGATGAAACTCTTGTACAGGTTAATTTGCAGAAACTTACAGACCTAATCAATAAATTAAACACAAACGATGGAAGTCAGAACAAACAAGATAACCCACGAGAACCGCAGGATTAAAGGTTATGGCATAGTCTTTAACCACGAATCCAGAGATTTGGGTGGGTTTAAGGAAATCATTCTGCCACAAGCTGTTACTAGAGAGCTGATAAACGCTTCGGATATAAAGGTGTATCTGGAGCATAACCCCGAAAGAGGTATATTGGCTAGAAGCAACAACGGCACTGGTAGCCTTAATATCGAGATTGACGAAAAGGGCGTTATTTACGACTTTGAAGCTCCTAACACTTCCCTAGGGGATGAGGTTCTGGAGGGATTGAATCGAGGTGATTATAATGAAAGCTCTTTCGCATTCGTTGTTAAGGACGAGGAATGGATTAAGAGAGAAGATGGCACATATCTTAGATATATAAAAGCTATCGAATCACTACACGACTTCTCTATCGTGGCTAACGGAGCATACTCTGACACGTATGTTTCCGTGGCTAAGAGAAGCCTAGAAAACTTTATTAACGAAGAAAAACGTTCAGAAATGGAACAACAAGAACTACTAGA